CTAGTGTACAAAGGTTCACAGAAACAGGCAAAAAGGGGGGTTTTGTTCACACTATTCACACTCAACCCACACTTTTTTTCCGTAAGTGTGAATTATAAGTATATAGCATTATCAACGACTTATGACTTTGTTCACACAATTCACAGTTTTTTTACCCTATTGATAAAATCTTTCGTAAGTACCCCCAATAAAGTGTGAATTGTGTGAACAGTTACGTAAGTCCTTTATATTACTATATATAAGTTGTTCACACCTACCCTGTTCCAAGTGTGAATAGGTGTGAATAGTGTGAACGGCTTGACAAAATGTCTCGTATAGTTCATAGGTGAATTGTGGACAAAAGAACGAACGCTGCAGGGAAACCGAAGCAGGTAACTAAACAACAGAACGCTAAGAGATCCAGATGTCACCGAAAGCGCATGAAAGCTGAGGTTGACATGAAGGAGGCTCAGAAGGAGTTGGGTAAAGTAGAAAAGGAACTAGATATTAAGAAGCAGTTTCTTGATACAATGTCTAAAGCCCCAACGCCTGCAGAGCAAAGAAAAGCGTTACTGGCGTTATTTTCCGAGCGCGGTATTAATCCTATAGAAGAATTGCTAGGGTATACAAAGAATGACAAGGTGCCCTTGAAAGAGAAAATCTCTCTATGGAAAGAGCTGGCTAGTTACACACAGCCAAAGTTAAAAAGCGTAGATGTCCAGCAGAATATCACAGGGGAGATGAAGATCTTGACTGTGGACTATGCATCTTTAAAGAAGGAGGATTTGGCAACACCGGTAGAAGATGTTGACATTTCTGAGGAATATGATGAATTCTTAAGTGACCAAGACAAACATGGCGATTAGTGAAGATCATGATCATTTATTCGATAATGTGAGGGGGCAGCTCGGAGAGCACTTCACAAATTACATGTTTATTGTCATTGATGATAGTGGTAACATGTTTTACGATTACACGAATCCTAGAGTTGGGAGAATGTGTATAGTAGAAGCAGCTAAAGATATGAACAGCAACCCTTGCGATATCGTTATTGAATGGGATGACGAGGAAGCAGATTTAGAAGAGGAAGACTAATGGACGTACAGATACCGGCACAGGGATGGGAGCCCAGGAGCTACCAGTTGCCTTTGCTCAAATACATGACCAAAAAAAATCGCGGCCTTCGCGCCTGCGTCGCTTGGCATAGAAGAGCAGGTAAGGATTTAACATGTATCAATATCATGGCAATCAAAGCTATGCAAAGAGTTGGTACATATTGGTACGTGCTTCCGTATGCCAATCAGGCTAGACGTATTGTTTGGAATGGTATGACCGGTGAAGGTAAGAAGTTCATCGATTATTTTCCTAGGGAGCTAGTAGAAAAGAAAAGTGAACAGGAGATGCGTATCCATCTAAAGAATGGAAGTATCGTACAGCTTATGGGTTCAGATGACCCTGATAAGATGGTGGGAGCAAATCCTGTTGGCTGTGTATTCTCTGAGTATAGTATTTCAGATCCATCTGCGTGGCAGTTAATCAATCCGATTCTTGCAGAGAATGGAGGATGGGCGTTGTTTAACGGAACGCCCAGAGGAGAGAACCATTTTTATAAGTTATTACTAAAAGCTCAGTCTGATAGTAAATGGTATAGTAGCCATTTGTCTGTAAAAGACACAAAGGCGATTACTCCTGAGGAACTTCGCGTAGCTCGTAGCGAGCTAAATAACGAAGCTAGATTCCAGTCGGAGTATATGTGCTCGTTTAAAGTTCCTATCGAAGGAGCTTATTATGGCGAGCAGATAAACAAAGCATATCGAGACAAACGTATTGTTGATACAATTATGGTAGAGCCAACCTTACCGGTACACACTGCGTGGGACTTAGGTATGGATGACGCTACTACAATATGGTTTGTACAGATTTATAAAAATGAAATCCGTTTAGTTAACTATTATGAAAATAGTGGAGAAGGTCTACCACACTACGCAAGAGAGTTGCACAAGTGGGCAGCCCAGAAAGAAGTGGCGTATGGAAAACATTACGCCCCACATGATATTAAAGTAAGAGAGTTAGGTACAGGAAAGAGTAGATTAGAGATAGCTAGGTCTATGGGACTAAAGTTTACAACTGTTAAAAAGATACCTATTATTGATGGTATTGAAGCGGTCCGTGCTTTACTACATAAGTGCTGGTTTGCAAGAAACGATTGTTATCAAGGAATCGAAGCACTTAAAGGATATCATAAAGAATTTGACTCAAGCAAAGGAGTATTTAGAAAAGTACCTGTACACGATGCAAACTCACACGGAGCTGATGCATTTAGAACTTTAGCTGTAGGTTTAAAACAGCCATCTTTGGACAAGAACAAAAAACAACAATTTCGATACGAAGTAAGCAATGTCAGTTGGTGAGTACTACAAACTTTCTTTATTAGATGAAGCAGTTGTATTGTATCATACTAAAAAAGAAAATTTTATTGATTTATTAGATCAGTTTTCTAATATACCTGAAGGTAAAGAAAGATATTCATTTATATCTGCTCAATATATTATATTAGGAGAAGTACTAGAAGATGATAAAGGAAGATATTGGGATATTGCTTATGCAGCGCATAGATTTCCTGATAAAACAATAGCTTCATTTTTTGAACTTGCACCATTTAAGCTTGACAGAATAAGTTTTTGTCGTTATCACGATATAGATAAACCCAAGATGTATCGATGGGAGACTTTATTACGTATATCAAAATATGAGAAGGCCAAAACAACAAAAACTGCCACCGCCACCGTCAGCTCCAGCACCGGCTCCTCCTCCCACACCAGTAGCTAGAAGACCACTAGCTAGGTTGGGAACACCGAATGAAGTTTTAACTTTCGGTTCAATGGGACTAGGGTCACCAACTTTAGGGAAAAAGAAATCATCATCAGGAGCTAGAACACAGCCACGTAAAAAATTAGGTGGTGGATCAGGTCTAGGATATGGTTAAGACACTTAAACAGCGTTACGAAGAATTAAAGTTATTAAGGTCTAATCTTGATAGCATGTTTATTGATGCACAAAGATATGTGCGTCCTAACTCTAACAAGTTTGATCATAGTCACACTACTTCTCAAGATGATGGATCTCGTGAGTTGTATGATGATACTGCTGTTTGGTGTAATCAAATGTTTGCTAATGGATTAGCATCTAATCTTATACCTAAATCAGATCGTTGGTTTTATTTACGTGTGCAAAATGTAGCACAAGGTGATTTATCTCAAGAAGAGTTAAAATATCTTCACATGGTGGAAGATAGAATTTTACATGAGTTTGGTTTACCTGACTCACAATTTTATGCTGCTAGTCATGAAGCTTTCTTAGATATTGGTGCGTATGGTACATCTCCTGTGCAGATATCAGAAGTAGACGGAGTTATTACTTTTAAAACTCGTCCGCTTGCAGATACTTTTTTTGATACTGATATGCACGGTAAAGTAGACACTGTACATTATCGTTGTTATAAAACAGCCAGACAAATGATACAGATGTTCCCAGGTATTGAGGACATGGATGGTTTTAAAGCTAGTCGATCTGTTCATGACAAGTACGAATTAATTTATACAATCGAGCCTAACACAGACAAAGCTTCTAAAAAAGGTGGACGTGTTGGTAACACTAGACCATTTAAGGTAACTTACTGGTGTCCGTCGATGAAAGAAGTAATTAAGGAAAGTGGTTCTAGTTACTTTACATTTTTATTACCTCGCTGGTCTAAGTTAGCTGATGAGATATACGGACGTGGTCCAGCATTTGCATGTTTATCGCAGATACGTGCTCTTAACAAAATGGTTAAGGAAGCAATAACATCAGCAGAGTATTTAAACTTTCCAACACTTACTGCAGAGGAAGATAGTATTATGCTTCCGATGAAGTATGGTTCTAGACAGATAATGTTCCATGAGCCAGGTAGTGAGAAACCACAACCAATACTTGCAGGTAATCAACCACAATTTGTAATGGAAATGATTCACATGTATCGTGACTCAGTTAATCGTTCATTTTTTGTTGACCAAATAATACGTCAAGAGAAGAAAGAGCGTCAAAGTATTTTAGAAATACAAGATACACGTGGGCAAATGTTAAATCAATTAGCTCCTTTACTTAACAGAATGGAGACTGAGTATTTAGGACCAGCTATTGAAGTTACTTTTGAATTGTTAGATAGAGCCGGTAAACTTCCTGAGAAACCAGAAAGTTTAGCAGGAGAGTCACTTGAAGTATCATACTCTAGTCCAAGCTCGCAATCACAATTTGCAACAAGACTTTCAGATATACAATCGTTTATGCAAGATATTGCACCGCTTGCTCAAATAAAACCAGAAATTTTACAAGCAGTAAACGAACAAAAACTTTTAGAAAGCTATGCTCAATACAGAAACTTAAGCCCTGAGATTGTTAAAAACGAACAAGAAATGGCTGAAGTAATAGAAGAGCAGAAAGAACAAATGGAACAACAACAACAAATAGCAGCAGCTCCCCAGATTTCTGGAGCCCTTAAGGATGTAGCTCAAGCAAAACAAGCAGATCCTGAAGGTATGGGGCAACTGCTTAATATATAATGGCAAACAAAAATCCACTAAACAAGCTGATTACTAAACGTCAGCTTAAAGAAGACTTGACTCATATTCTTGAAACACCTCAAGGACAACGTTTTTTTGAAGTGTTATTAAGAGAATGTCATGTAACTAAACCTGTATTTCATTCAGACGATTCAAAACTAAGAGAAGCAGAAGGTCGTCGTAGATTTGCAATGAGTTTATTAACTTTAGTAGCTCAAGATAACCCTCAAGCTATAATTGATAGGTTGGAAAAAGAAGTCGAATAATTTATGTCAGAAGAAACAGAAGAAACAAACGCAGAAGTATCTACTGGATTAGGATCTAATCCTGCTGCAGAAGTTGAAAATACTACTACAGATGATGGTGGTTATTCGAAACTTATAGATAGCCTACCTGATAACCTAAAGAACAACGATACTATAAAAAACTCAAAGTCGTTTGAATCTTTAGCTGATCAGCTAGTTAATGCTCAAAGTGCTTTAGGTACTAAGAGAATACAGGAACCTCAAGCAGATTGGGGAGAAGAAGAATGGAACTCGTTTTATGATAAAACACGTCCTG